CTTTCTTGCTCATGTTTGCTCGATCATCAGCATCACGGCAAAATGGTTTAGTTTTTTGTCCTGGTTGTCTAGCACATGGTTTTCCATCGTACTTACCACCTGTTTGAACCCAACCACCACCTTTAAACCAGTCGCGGAGAGAGTAACCTTTGGACTTAGCAGACTTACCATCACGTTTCCCCTCTTCCATATATCCAGCGGCGGCATCAGTATTGTGCTCCGTATCTGTGATTTTTGCTTGAACCCAGGCAGGAAGATTATCTTTATCAGTCTTTTTCTTTAAGACTTTTCTTAACTTGGCGATATTCTCTGCAGACTTTTTAAGTTGCGACTTCGCCATTGAGACTTCATGATCTCCTTCTTTTCCTTCAGTCACTTTCTTTTTTCCCTGACAGTGTGCTCTTTGAGAGAATCCTTTTGGATTATCGCAATCGATGGACTTTTTATACTTTGCGCTCCACGCTTCCGATACTCCTCCGCCATCAGAGCCCCCATCAGACCCCCCATTCCCATTTCCATTGCCATTTGCACCATTTCCATTCTTTTTCTTACCCTCAGTTTCTTCCTCGTCTTTTTCTTTGCGGAGCCAACCACCCATACCAACAACATATCCCATAGGGATTTTTTTACACTTCTTAGAAGCGTAACAATAGTAGTATCCCTTTTTACAGGATTTTTTCGCCATTACTTGGGAGTATCTTCTGTATTATTTAGAAAACCTTGTTTCAGAAGTTTAGATAACTCACTTGTCGATCCAACAAACAAGGCATTATTTGTAACATTGTTTGGACCTTTTTTGGTATTATCTTCTTCCAAATCTTTCACTTTCTTTTGGAGGTCCGCTAACTTATCAGTAGTATCTGCAACTGATTTGATTAGCTGACCAGCAACTTCATATGCTCTGGGACTTGCACTCTCACCAGCAAGTTCCATAATACCGTTGATTGCTTCTTGACCCTTTTCAATCAAAGAATATAAGTTTGCTCTAGTATATTCATAGTCTTTTTTTATATCATCCTTTTCCGTTTTTGGTGGAACAGGTTTGATTGGTTCTGATTCAACAATGCTACTCTCAACATCGAGTGCCTTGTCAATAGCGTCATAATTATCACTCATGGTTATTAAATATCAGTTTGTCTAGCTGGACTGTAAGTTTTGCTGTCTCCTAAGAACTGCCACTCTTCATCAAATCCAAAGTCATCTCCAGGTTCAAGAAGAAGGTGATCGGCATTATCAATTACGCCATCATCATTTCTATCAACTTTTGATGTTGGTGTGACTGTGTAACGCATTTCACGCTTAGCAGTCTTACGATCAGTACTGCTATACATATCAACCTGAACCTTACGAATAAGACCATCACTGCTATCGGCAATATGACCAAACAGATATGTTTTTGCTGTAAATCTCAGAGTATGAATCAGTGCTCTTCTTGTATCAAAGTTTCCTTCATAATCATCCTGAAAACTAACTGATTCGAGGATAATTGGAATATCTCTTTTTTCTCCAATCGACTCAACCAAGTCAATAGTTAAGTTAAAATGTGGTTGAAAGTATGGTAAAATCTGCTCCAAAATTTGAAGAGAATCATCATTCAATTTGGATAGAATATTCAATTCAAATCCAATATTATATGGAACAGGCATGAATACTTTCTTTACCTTACTTCCATCATCACAAGTTTTGAATGTTTGAACTAGACTAGACTTTCTAGATGGATCATAGTCAATAGAAGTCATTTCAAACGACATTCTAGGCATTGTAATTTGAACTGGTTTATTCAAATCTGCCTGTTGAGTAATTCTTGCTAAGAATTTTTGACTTGGACCATAAGCAAGTGGGACTTTTAAGTCACCTGCAGAATTACCTGCTTGATCAGTATGACGAACATGAACATCGTTGAACAAAGTTCCAAAGGCGATGATCGTCTTTCTGATTATTTCGTGATAATAATAATTTCCTAACATTAAAATGTCCCAAATGGATTGGTTTCAGTGAAATCTAAGAGGTTATCTCCAAGAGTTTCAAACTCATCATTCTCGGTATATTTATCATATGTATCATCATGTGTATAAACCTGAACCATCCAAGATGCGCCAGACTCCGTACCAACAATCATTTCTCCTGGGAAAAATCCAACTGGTACAGTTGAACCTATTGAAACATTAGATACTTTCAGAAGAGCATTTTCATTATCCCACTCTCTTACTCTTCCCTCAGCTTTAGACCTTTCACCTCTAACAATTTCATTGAATCTGAAGTTTCCTTGAGCACCAGAAATGATTGGGGGATCTGCAATCGTAACAGTTGGTTGAGAACTATATCCAAATCCAGGATTCTCAAGAAGAATAGCACTAACAACATCATTACCAACAATAAATTCGTTGTTTCCTACTCTTCTAATAGATGCAATACCGACTGCTGTTGATGCTACTGATACTAATGGAATATATCCCGAACCAGAAGATAAGACTTTAATTGATGATATTTCACCATTAACTATGATTGGATAAAAAGATCCAGCAGTAGTTGGTACTGTAGTTCCTGTTATTGATATTTGTGGAGGATCTGTTGAAGCATATCCAGTTCCCCCATTTGAGATGGTAAACGATTCAATTCCATATGAGGAATTAAAATTTGCTGATATGACTGCTCCTGATCCAGGTACTGTTCTTGCCATTTTATTGGTTTACCAACGAACTATTTATTTTTCTTTATTGCCTTTGAATGCTGTATTTTAGCAGCTCTTATGTTATTGATAATGTTCAACGCCTTTTGTCTGGTAGTTTGCTTTTGAACCTTCATATCAATTTTCATATCTTGTGTAGGAGCATTTTGCATAGTATCTGCACTATGTCTATCCAATCTATTATAATAAGAGTGTCTATCTCCAAAGTCTGGATGATATCCACCTATCATTTGTTTGGGTGGTTCATCTGGATATCCAAGTTTTGCTGGTTTATTTGGATAATCTATTTGAGAATAGAATTTATTCTTGATTCTTGCAACCAAAGGATCTTTAGGAGCATAAATGGTTTCTTGTTCTGCTAATTCATATTGTTTTTGAAGTCTTTCATTGAGAACTGATTGAGTTACAGTTTCAACCTTTCCTTCTTCATTATACATTTTAATGATGTAATCACTACCAACTTTTTTCTTTTCAATAATTCTATTCTTCATACCTTGACCAAAGTGTTCATACATCTTTGCATCATTACCTGATGCACTACGATCAGTAATATATTCCCAAGCATGATCTGAAGTTCCAACTGTATCCAGAATCATATTCTTCCTCTCTTGAGAATGTCTCTCATTCCAATGACGATCTTGCTTTTTCCACATAGTATCCTCAAGTCTCTTAAAGGATGTTGGAACTTCTGCTTTCTTCATTAAACCATCACCAACAGATCTTGTAGACCATCTATTTGCATTTGGACGATGCTTAACCTTCTCAGACTTCGCTTCTGGTAACTCATATGGTTTTTTAATATTACGCAAAATTCTGCTGCGATTTTCCGCAAGCATTTGACCTTCAAGTTCGTGAGAAAATCTTATCATGCCTCTGCTAAATCCTCTGTTAAATCTACCAATAGCACGACGAGCTCTCCCACTCAATCCACTACCTGGTTGATATTGACCCTGATTGTATGGATCTGTTGCTGGGTTATTAAATCCACCAGTTCTTGGTGGATTTGATAATTGACCTGGATTGTATGAAGGGTATATACTAGATGGTTGCGTATTTGCTGGATCTATAACAGGTCCTTGAGACTTAGGTGCCTTAGTATTTCCAAATCCTACACCTCTACCTCTGGGTGTAGATGTGGATTTACCTCTAACTTTTTTCTGATATGGTTTTTTAACTTTAGGTGCTGGTGTCGGTGCTGGCGTAGGTGCTGGCGTAGGTGCTGGCGTAGGTGCTGGTGTCGGTGCAGGTGTGGGTGCAGGTGTCGGTGCAGCAGGGTCATCTATTGGAACGCCAGGCATCGACTTAATTCTACTTCTTGGGTTAGTTGGTGGTCGTACTGGTGTTTCTTCTGTTGGTGGTGGTGTTTGTTTTTGTGTTCTAGGACCAGTTTTAGTTCTGGGAAGTTTTTTAGTTCCCATTTCAATTTTTCTAGTTCCTTGTGCGAAACCACCGGTGTCTGCTTTACCTGTGCCTGTTTGAGCACTAATAAAATCATCAATACCACCTTCAAATGAACCAGAAATTCTACGTTGTCCTTTAGTTCCTGAACCTCTAACACCACCACCAACGATTGCACCTTGAACAGGCACTCCATTTTTGGTAATTTGGAATCTTACGTGATCGCCTTTACCACTTCTTATGGGTTCAAGAGTATATTCTTTACCCAACGCTTTTTGAAGTTTATTTTGTCCATCCTCTGCAGATATTTTTCTTCCTGACTCTGCAGGTGCTGGTGTAAGAATGTCTGCTGCAACAGCAGCACCAGCAGCAGTACCTAATGCATTTTGTGCAAAGTTGCTAAAAGACTTACCACCAGGTTTCATAGATGGTTGAGGTCTTGTTGGCAATTGGGATGCAGGAATATTTGGCGAATCACCAAATCCTGCTTTACCTGCTTGCTGACGTATCCTTTGTGCTGTGGGGGTATTAGCATACTTAGGATCAAATGCTTTTTGAAAAATCCTTTGACCTTTCTGGAAACTTTTAGGATCTACTGCAGATTGTGGTTCAGGTCCACCAATACGTCTTGCACCAGGAGGAACAACACTACCAACAACACCACCTGCTTGACCACTTTTTCCTTGTGCTCCACCAAAAGGATTGGAACCATATTCTACATATCTTGATCCACCAGTACCAGGTCTCATTGCACTTGGTCCACGCTGACCAACTGTTGGTGCAGAATATACTTGTTTCTGTCCTAAAGGATTGGTTAATATACCTTTACTACCTTTGTGTAGATTTTGACCACCTTTTAATGCTTGATATCCAGGTTGCTTTAATCCTGTTGCACCAACAGTGAATCCTCTTCCTCTAGCCAATCCTCCTGGTGCTTTTCCTTTGCTTAATCCTGCACCTACTGCACTTATACCAGCATCAAAAAGAGCTGATCTCCATCCACCATGAACTGGATCATTCAAAAAGTCATTGACTGCTTTACCAACGGGAGTATCTTTAAATACTCCCATACGATTATTTGGATCTGGTGGAGTAGATATATCTCTATACCAGTCCGGCATATCATCTATTTCTTTTTGTGTGAGACCATCTGGATTGATAGATTTATCTGGTCTATAATTATTTTTCCAATAATCATAAATTGCATCATTTCTAGCATCTACTGCTTTTTGTCTTTCTCTATTTGCTACAGTGTCATTTCCAAATGCTGGACCCATGTAATCATCAAAGTCTGCAAGTCTAGCACCACTATCATATCCATTAATGTTTATAATACCCTGCCTAATTACTTCACCAACAGTTTTTCCATCTCTCAATGCAGCATTTCCACCACCATTTTTAAACGCAGAAAAATCTGCTGCTGATGGAAAGTCATCAATAGTTAAATTTTCTCCACGCTTTAATTTATTCTTTAATTTCTGAACTGCTGGATTTGCAATACCAGGAGGCATATCAGGATCTGCTCCTGTTTTACCCTTTTTAATTAACTCTCTTCTCTCTGGTTCTATTTCATATCCAGCATCAATGATATCTCCAAACCATCTACCATATTCATCAATATCAACACCAGTACTTGGGTCAGAAACACCTGGTTCAGAATCTAATTGTTCAAATACTCCGATGTAAAATACTCTATACTGAGAGGTATTCCCATTAATTAGTTTATCTCTATACCATAAAGCTTGTTCTACAGTCAACTGACTGTAGCTAGTAAATCCTTCAACATTACCACCAATACCCCAACCACTAACTGTTCCTGGGATTCTAGCAAGGTTGATTACTTTTCTTGTATCTTTTTGAATATATCCAATAGCACTATAATCACCATCTGGAAAGTAAACACTAACCATTGGTCCAAGAATATAACTTGTGTCTCCTGGTGGAGACTCAGCTAATGAATTTCCTGCATCATCAAACAAACCAGAAGTGTCTTTTCCCAATAATGCAGCATCATCGGCATCCAAATCCAATGGAGCACGAACTGCTGGGATAGTCTCAAAGACATCTGGTTCAACAACAAAAAATGTTGATGTATTATTAGTAGGAATTTCACTAAGCATTTGGATTTTTTCATCCAAATGAGTTGATCTCAAATGCTGCCTAGCTCTAGCAAATTTATTTGTTCTTCCTGCTGGCATTATCACAAATAGTTTTTTTACTATTTATGTCTTTACCGTCAATACAGATATCTCTTCCTTGGCCAAAGTTGACCCTCTGTTGGTCTAAACCATTCACCAATCCTTGGAACTAAAACTCCTTCTCGTTCTCTTTCTGGTTTATGGAACGCATAAAGATTTGCAGCACCCTGTAATGAGTTTTCATCTGTGTAACTACCAGCAGTATCTAGCAACTGATTTTGTTTCCAATGAGTCTCCATATAAGTTCTAATTTCTGCTGGAGTTGCCCTTGGATATAGTTCCAAAACACATGCAAGTAGTCCTGTTATCTGAGGACAACTCATACTAGTACCATTTTGTTTAGCAAGACCATAATCAGTATCTCTTGGATCATTAATAAAAAATCCACTATGTCTAGCCGATTGAATATTAGTTCCTGGTCCAAACACATCCACTCTAGGACCACAGTTACTAAATGATCTCTTTGCATCAACAACAGCAGAGTTTGTTGCTCCAACAAGTATTGGAGATTTTTGAGGAAATGTTGTTGGATTGGGATATGAATCCATAGGTGAAGCACCTACTGATTGACCGCGATGGTAATATTGATTACTACCACGAACATATCCAAGCACAGAATGTTGAACATCTCCCTTATAATTATTATTCCAATCTTCTTCTGTACTTAATTTACATATTTTATATTTTTGATTTCCAGCACTTCCGCAACTAATTACACCAGCATCAATCATTTCTTCTGCTGCTACTATCATACTAACATTCTGAGATCCAGCTAAAACAGTTCCTTGACCGTATGCGCCACCAGTATCCGTGGCTTGCATAATACCATAAGACTCTAATTGATCTATAGTAAATGGACCATCATAAGTAGTTCCTCGCCATTCAACCTGCTCTACAGGTCTTCCTGTTGATGCTACAGAAACGTGTGTTACGCGAGAACGTTCTGTTTGTATACTCCAACTATTATTAACAATTGTTGGATTTCTTCTACCTGTTACTGGATTGACTGGTTTATTTTGATGAAATTCTTTTATGTATTGAAATGCTTCTGTTCCGTTAAGTTTTACTGCATTACCACTATTAGTACCAAAAACATCTATATTGTAAATATTAGCATCTCTTGCCCAACCTTGTGTATTTCCAGCAACAGTTCCTGCACAATGTGTTGAGTGATCTGAAGTTCCTGCTGCTAATTGAGCATCATAATCATAGTTTGCTGGATGTCCTGAATTTACAGCAGATCTGTGTTGAAACCAATTATATCTAACAAATCTACTTCCACCAGTTCCGTCAGCATTAACTGCAAATTCTGGATGATCTCCATCCATTGCAGTATCAACAATAACTACATCAACATTTCTTCCACTACAAGTAACGGTTGCAATTCCAGTCTGTGTTGGTATACCATCAGCACCCCATGCATATCTATTTTCCCCTTCGGTGCATCTAAGCAATCCCCAATTTATGTGTTCGGCATTTTGACCAGCACCCTTATCAAATTTGGTTGAAGATTGTTCATAGTCAAGCACATGAATATCCTGTGCATTACTCTCATCATAATCATCAATATAAGAAACTCTACTATCATTTTGTAAATTATTTGCCTCTTCCTCAGTCAACTCATATAGTGTTATTTTGCTGTTTGGTTTTCTTTCAGCACAAACAACTTCTCTTTCTGGAATACATTCATTCCCACCTGCAGTTTCTAAATCATCATACAAAGAATCTAAGTGACAACTATCACATGTTATCACTGCATATCTTCTAGTATTTTCCATCAGGTCTCCAATTGAAGAATGGTCAGAGTTACCGTGATATTTGCTGATCCGCCACTTTTATTTTCAACTTTCGCATAAATTGTAGTTGAAACTGGATTATCATCATTAAATCCAATTGTAGCAGGTGTAATAAGTTTAGTCTGTGCTCCACTTGTTACAACTTCTGCAATTACTCCAGATCCGTCAGCAGGATCAGTGGTAATTGATCTACTTGCATCAGCAGTTCTTGTTGCTTGATTTGTATATAATGTAACCCAAGCAGCGTGTGAAGTTTCAACTTTATAGAGTGTATATGATTTAAATCCAGCAAACTGAATATTTGCTTTTGAAGTATTTCCAGTATCTGTTAGAGTTCCTGTTTGTTGAGATACCTCAGTTCTTTGTCCAAGTTGATTACTACCAACAAAGGTAGAAGTTATCGTGCAAATTCCTGTTGGAGTAATTGAAGATACATCAAGATAGTCTCCAAAATTGATAATTCTTGCTGTACCAATTCCAGTTCCATTATCTTGAATGCTTACATCAGCACCAACACCTGTTAGATTGGATCCGTCACCATAAAGTGTTGTTGCAGTAACAATACCTGCGGTGATAACACCAACCTGCATATTTGGACTACCTGCAAAGATGGTAGTTCCATTACCTATTGCATTATAAATTTCTTCAAAATTCTTATTAATCTTATCAGCACCGACAATCAACGAATCGCCAGTACCATCATTTGGTGTAGTTCCAGTTGATATGCCTAATCGTGCCATTGTAAAAAATACTTTCTTCTATTTATGAATTCTTGTCGAATGTTAATTCTCTATCAAACGTTGTAAGTTGTGAATCAAATTTCTCAGAAACGTTATATGAAAAATTATCATCAACAGTTGTTACTACACTAACAGCAACAGGTGCTGCATTGATTGGAGGTCCACTAATCGTTACTGTTGGAGCAGTACTATAACCAACACCACCGTCAGTAACATTAACTCTTATGACGCCAGTACCAGTAGTTCTAATAGATGCTGTTGCTGCAGCACCTGCTCCACCACCACCTGTAATTGTGATAGTTGGTGCTACTGTATATCCTGCACCAGCATTTATTAGGAGAATCTTCTCAAGAGAAGTGACTCCACCTTTAGTAGTTAAGAAACCAACTGCTTCAGCATTATCACCAACCTGACCTGTTGGTGAAGAACTAATTCCAATATGTGGTACTGATGTATATCCATATCCATCATTATTCAAATGAATCTTGGTGAGATATCCACTAGGAACTGTTCCACTAATTTGTGCAACAGCGGTAGCAGTTCTTCCAGCACCAACCAGATTCAATGTTGTTATAAATCCTTCATCTTGAATAACAGTATCAACTGTCTCAATAGAGGTATCAAATACCTCATTTTCATATTCAAAGAGTTCACATTTAAGTTGATAAACGTAATTTTTACCTAACTGATAAAAAGGATCTTCGTGCTCAACATATTTGACTTCAAATAAACGCTCTCCCAATGGGAAGTATATTACATCTCCTTCTCTTGGTCTGGTTGATAAAATGATTTCACCAGTTCCAGTTCCATCATCTTCTGCCGCCAAAAATGGAGCAATAAATTCTTCAAATCTCTCTTTGGAGATTGTAAGCATAAGTTCATCTCTTACACTTACACCAAATTTTGTTAAAATATCTCCTGCACCAGAATATCCATCAAAATTATTAACATATGCTTCGATTGAGTAGTTATCGTCAAACTTAGATGTTTGAACCTCTTCGATAATACTCTTAGTATTTACAAATTTTCTGGGAATGTATAATACTTCTACACCATTAAATTTCAGGTGTTCATTGACCAGATCTTGGACTAGTCTCTGTTCACCTGCAGTACCTTGTAAAAAGAACGGATTAAGAGCCATTATCCAATAAAATCGAGGGGTGGTAATTCAAACTCAGACATCATTCTTGATCTGATATCTGCTAATTCTGATTCTGCTTGTTGAAGAATTTCTCCTCCATTAAGTTCGAGACCACCAGGAAGTTTAACTCCTTTAAACTTACTAAGATTTCTTCCCCACTGTCTCTTTATGAGAGCAGTAAGATACAGTTTCATGAAACTATCATTATAAATCTGGGTGAATGTTGCTGGATCAAGTGCCCTGTAGCACTCAAGAACAATAAATTCGTCTTTCGGTTGTGAACCCCAGTCAATATCCAGATATAATCTATCTTGTCTCTTATTAAATCTGATTTGCTTATCCGTAGTCAACAGATGATCAATATCCTCAAGATAAGACTTGACCATTGAATACTGAAGCAGTTCAACAGAGTTGAAATAATATAAGTCGTTTAGAAATAGTTGATACTTAATGCTGAACATTCCACCAGAGATGGAACTAGTATCAAACTTAAATACTTTTTCAATTCCTATTACAGAATCTGGAACTTGAATGTAGTTTTCCGTTTCATACCAGTTATAAGTTCTATTGGAAGTATCTGTAGCAGTAGTTCTAACAATACCTGTACCAGAAGTTCCTTTTGCTCTACCTCTATTTACATCATCTTCGGTGATTTTGTATTTGAGGTACATCTTTTCAACGCCGTCATAGTGACGTTCATTGAAATATTGAATAGCATCATCAACTAAGTCATCAATTTGGTCATCATCCACGTTGATTTCCAACACTGGAGCACCAAGTTGACGTAAACAGTAATCAATCAGTCCTTGCCTAGTTGATGGTTTTGCCATATTACTTTTCTAATTGTGCCTTAAGGTCGGCGTTTTCTTCTAGCAAAGCATCGAGTTGTTCCTTATAATCTTGAGACAGAGTTGCTAACTTTGCCTCAAGAAGAACATTTTGATTTGATACTGCTGCTAATTTAGAATTATAAATTTTAATCAGGACATTCACGTCCACTTCAGATTGGTTTTCCATTTAATGTCAGAAGGTACCCCCGTCGAGTGTTGAAGTCCAATGGGGTTTGTTAGTATATATGTCGGTGATTGTATTGGGACTTGAGGCGAGGTTTGAAATGAAACCGTTAACACCTTCTCTTCTAAGGTTGTTTCCAGTAGTAAATGTTCCTTCAATACCAATTAGACTTACTTGTGTTCCACCAGAAACACCAGATTCAACAACACCATAAGCACCAGTACTATCCTGTCTAATAATATCACCAGCAGATGCAGTAATTGCTACACTTAAGTCAAATGTTTTCTTGGTGATAGCAGTTAAGATTTGCTTGGAAGCAACAACTGGAGATGCGACAGCATTTGTGGATCTCTGAAGACCAGTATCATCAAAGTAGACAACACCACCAGTAGCATAATCACCAGACTGATAGTAGATACCTTTGATATCAAGGAATCCCTTTGTTCCTGTGACGACACTATTAGCAATAGAAGCATCAGGAACATAGGTCCATCTTCTGCTATCGTCTGCGTGAGTTCCGTGGTTATCAGCATCCGCCGCACTGTTGGCGATGGAACTGTCGTCCATACCAAAGAAACCAGTCTTGTTATCCGCAACACCAGAACCACTATTAAATGCGAAAGAAATACCTCTATCAGTATTACTATCGTAACCGTGGGTAATAGTTACTTGTGTTGTGGTAGAAATACCAGCAGTTGTTACATTGTTAAAAGTAACTGTTTTAGCGGTAGTATTATAAGAACTGATTGTAGTATTATTAGCAATACCAGTTCCAGAAATAGCATCACCAGTATTGATACCAACAACCGAATCCAGAGTCAGTGATGTAGCGCCAGAACTGGCGTCCGCCATTACAGTTCTGGTACTTGTAACGTCACCAATATGGAAGATTGGATCGTTTAAAGTCTTTGAAGTTGAATTAACGGTAGTAGTTGTACCATCAACTTGAAGGTTACCCTTAACAATTACAGTACCTTCATTACTCAGACCATCGGGATATGGATCTAAATACAGAACATCAGTTCCACCTGGAAGGGTAGAGATGATATTATCTGCAATTTTAACTTGGTCAAAAACTGAATGACCTGTTACATTCAGACCACCACCAATATGAACATCTTTCTCAATACCAGCACCACCTTCGAGAATTAATGCACCAGTATCAATACTGGTGGAGTTAGTAGTAACATTAATACGAAGATCTGCACCAGTGTAATTTAACTGGTCAGTTCCATTCTCATCATATTCAAACTTAGCATCCTTGTCGTCTCCGAACGAAAGGAATGTATCATCTGGAATGTGTACTTCACCTGTACCATGGGGATCTAACTTGATATCTCCATCAGTATCAGTTGATGAAATTACATTTCCATCAATTCTTAAGTTATCTACGTTCCACTGATCTACTTTCAGTGATTCTGCACCACCCAAACCAGAGTTGGTTGCAGGTGCCATGATGGCGACAACACCTCTATCTTGGTTTCTGGTGTTGTGTGATGCTGCTGGAATAGTACCAGGAGCGTGCTCCATCATAGAGGTATAATAGTGACCCCCTATTGGATGGGCATTAGTTCCATCATCTCCAAGGAAAACTCTATCCTTATATTGGTTAGTTCCGCCGAAACTACCGATACCAGTTACATATCCAAGTTCGCCCCATTGTAATGTTGCTGGTTTATTAGTACCAGAGGATCTTTTGATCCTAATAATACTTGCCATTTAGAAGTTTCCCCCGTTGATGTCTAAATTCTGAGTTGCACCTGGTGTAAGTTCCAACGTTGCTTCCCACTTTTGGATGGAACTGTTATAAACCAGAACCATTCCATTCTGCAAATTAGTTGCACTAACATCACTAAGTTCAGCCAAAGAAAGTCCTTGGGCACCAGCAAGCGAAGATATTACTTTTACTGCAGGTTGTTGACCTACCCTGACTTTAATATCAGCCATTTACGATGATTATCAGGAATCTAGGAATTATTTATATTCCTTCAAGTCCTAAAGTACCTACAACTTCTTGTTGTTTGAGGTAAAGTTTTGCATACGACTTAGCAATGTCTTTCAACATACTTACAGAATCGCAACTATCAATTTCGTTTGCAAGTTTCTGATATGCAAATTGCTTGGAGAGTGCTCCAAGTTTTATATCATCTGGGTCCATTAGTAAGCTCCTTGAGTAAAGATTTGATTTCGTCAATATCCTTCTTCAGTGTATCAAGTTCTTCTCGTTCTGTCTGCCTCCTTTGTTTCATTTTTTTATATTGGGCATAACCGGAACTATCAGTGTTAATGATAGCTCCAGTATTTTTATCCCTGTAAAGATTGCTATGACCCTCAACAGGGATTAGATTTTCGTTATCCATATCAAGCAAGAGCAATTGCTCTAAAGTCTTTTAGTCTAACAGGCGTGGACTCATTTGTCGAGGACATAACAATCTTAATTGCAAATGCAGTAAATTGGTCAACATCATCGACAGAGAACTGATATTCGGAGAATGCGTTCTCATCATTTGGATTTGGTGGTACAAACGCATCTGGTCTTCCACTATTCTTGTTAGGATCGATAACTCTATCTCCAAATCCATCACCATCAGTATCAATTAAGTTATCATATCCTGGGAACGGAATAAACTTCTGCTCAACACCACTAGAGTCTGCTTTAAACAGTTTATAGAGAACTCTGAAATCAGCGTCTTCTTGTCTGTTTGCTGCAATAAGAACCTTCAAACTAGTTGCAGGTTGTGAAAGTGAAATTGCCTTGGTAACAAATACCGCGCCATGTGGATCACCATCAACATCATTACTCCTTGCGTCAGATGCATAA